TTAATTCCATGAGAGCTTCAGCACTAATTAGAGTATCACCTGTACCGAAAAACGTATTACCAAATTCTTGATCGAATTGTAGCTTTGACGTATTGTTGATAGTTTGTTGTTTCCATTCCTCATCTCGGCCTGGAACGTCCCACCAATCAACTCTAAAAGGCGTAAATTCGTTAACTTCCTGTACAGCACCTTCCCAAATCTTATAAAACATGTTACCAATGCCATTTGCCGTAGATGTGACAATGACTTTGGTATCTTTACCAGAAGATACAACAGGATATGTGGAAGTATAAAATTCTGCTGCTTTTTCTACAAATGCAAATTCGTCGAGATAAAGCAGATTGATACTAAGACCACGGATAGAAGAACCAGTGGTTGCAGCAGTAATAATTCGAGAATTATTACCAAACTCAAGTGAACCTTTGTTAAGAGCTTTAGTTCCTGCTTGTAAAAAGAACGGTAGGTTTTCAAGCATAAGCGTGATCCGAGAGAGCATTTCCCTTGCGGTGGCTGCTTTATTAGCGAGGATGGCCACAGTCTTTTCCGGATGAAACAACGCATACCAGAGCAAGTAGGCGCAAACCGATATGGATTTACCCGACTGTCGACAAGCCAAGATGATATTAAACCGAAACTCATTAAACCTTCCAAACATTTCTTTTTGATAAGGATATAAATGAAATGGTACTAAACCCTCGTCAAGAGAAATAACTTTTACATATTGTTCAGCAAAATATATGGGATCATCCATACATTTTTTATATTCTTGCAGTGATTCTTGTGTCCACTGTTCAGCGACACCATCACGCTTGACGTTAGGATTCCCTAGATACGTCTCCCGAGCCGCTCTCGCTCTCACTGCCTGTTCGTGTGACATCTATTAAATCGCCCTTCAGCAAACGTTGAACGTCTGCAGTTGAACCCAAGTAAAAATTATTTTGAGTATTATTTACTTCGGTCGTTTCATTCTTTCTTTCAAGTTCTTTCTTACCTTTATTCAAAATCATTAAACGATCATTGACATCAGATATATTTTTAATCATGCCAGATAAAACTTCGTATGCCCGCGGGTGCTCTGATTCCCTGGCAACTTCAATCATGTTTTCTAAGGCATCTTTGCCTTTTTCTATTAGTTCGTAATATGTTTCACGCGAATAGTCATAATCTCTATTTGCTGCATCACTATCACGAAGCGTCGGAGTCTGCGCCATAATCTATCCTTGTAAATCCAAAATCTGAATCACCTAAAATATTCAACGATGTAGGATTAGGAAGTACCTGAATTGTATTTAATCTAACATCAGAATCAGATAATCCTGCACCAATATCGAATACTTTTGCTCTAGCATCACGGATAACTGGATTAACACCAATGCCACCGTAATATGATACTTTCATCTCAAAATCAATAGTATAGATGATAGTTCTTCGTTGACCAAGTTCACCTTCAAAGTCATCCTGAAAGGATACACCTGTGATCGCGATAGGAATATCTTCTAAAATATCTGGGTAGTCTGTAAAAGGTTTTAAAGTTATCGAATATTGTGGATTAAAAGTTGGTAAGATTTGCTCAACGATTTGAAGAGCATCATCTTGAGTTTTTGTATATATGTTTAATTGAAAATTAATACTATAAGGAACCCCAGTAAAAAATTTATTTCTATTATTTGCACTAGTTCCAAATTTTGTAAAATTATTTACCTTTGATACTTGTCTAGTATTATCATACGCTAATGAAGTAATTTCAAAAGACATACGAGGAAGCTTTATAGCTACCTTTGTATCATCTTGTAAACTTGGGTTTTCACGTATACGTTCTAGATATTTTGCCTTTGGAGCATATGCTAGCGGGACTTTTACTTGAGACGTAGATGCACCAGTAGTTTGGTTTTTACGAACAACGTATAGATTATTAAACAGTTTGCCAAAAATAGCAACTGCCTTTCTAGTCTTTTCGTGATAAAAGTGTCCACCAAACATTAGCTGTTATATATTTTCTGTAAGTGCGTTTCGAATTGTTCTACTTTATTCAATCGATCCGGCCAGAGAATATACTCCTTTTCTGGGTTTTTCTTTAAGTTATTTAATAACGGCACAATCGCATTATATAATTTATCTATCTTTTCTTGTGTCGCTACGGCAGTAGTTTCAACTTCTGCTGCCTTTGCTTGTGTCTTTTGAACCGCTTCAAGTTCATTTTCGTCTACGGCTGTAAAGCCAAAATCAAAAAAATCGTCACTCATTAGTCATTCCCCGATGGATCACCAAATGGATTTGATTCACTAAAGTCTAAGAAATCATCGCCAAATGTTCCAAAGTCTGTATTTTGTTCATTTTCTGAAAGCTTGTTTAATTCAGTGACGGTTTGAATAGTGAATACGTTATTGGCTGAATCAACTGTAATAGAGCTATCTGCTTGGAATAATTTAAATGTTCCATCAGAAGATGATAAGTTAATAGCATGAATTGTTCCGTCTGAATCTGAATACTTAGCAACTTCAGCAGTAACTAATACACCACTTTGATTTTGTGTTATAATTGTACCGTCGATAATCGGTTTTCTATTATTGATATCTGCACCCAAGATTTTTAACAGATACGTATAACCATAATCTGTTTCAATGTCTTGAATTTCTTCGATACCTGTATCGAAGTCTTCACTATTATAATCGAATAGTTGTGCACGACACTTAAATACAGGAAGATTTGCTAATTGATAAAATGGTTGTTCATGCTCTACAGCGGTTATTTGAAACATAGACTTTGAAAGCGGTAAGTATACTAAATCACCTTCGCGTGGCCTTTCACTATTGATATCATTATCACCACCTACAGTTTGATTCCATCTACGTCTTGACACAACAAACGTACACTCGTCTCTGATCTCTACGCCGAATCGAGTAAATAAATCGCCCTCACCATCGAAACCTTCGATGTTGTCAATATACATTTCGATTTTATAGCTTGAATTGTATCGCGCAGGAATTTCATCGCCAAAAACTCTATCCTCATAAACGGTATCACGAGGAAGATAATAGACGTCTTGTCCGTAAATCTTGAGAGACTCGATAACAATGTCTTCGTAGAGGTTTTGCTCCGATCTTACATTGTCTCTTATGTAATAATTTCGCATGCCATCATCCTATAAAAAAGTCAGCTGGCATTTCGTGTTCGAGTCTAATCCTTTCTCTAAGATCTTGAATTTCGCCTTGAGCATCATCGAAAAGTTGTCTACCATTAAGTATTACACCACCGGGCAATTGCATGCCCTCAAATTTCATCAAATTCGTACCCCATTGTAGTTTAATTAATGCGGTCGTATATTCTTTTAGCCACATATCATTATAGATCGAAGTATGGGTATTTGGCTGAATCGTATTATATACTTCATAAACTATATAATCGCCTGCAACAATATCTAAATCTTCAATATGACCAAATAAGTAAATTCTATTTTGTCTACGAGCAAAATCTGTCATCGTATGACCATTTAGTGTCATATCAAGTAAAGACAAATATTGTTGTATTTGTTCGTAATATGCAATATCACCAGCAAACTGAGACATATCAGTTAACTCAGACAAATGCATTTGATAGCGAAGATTAAATAAGTTTTTAGACGCACTTCCACTTGATATTACAGGAAACACTCTCGTGACATGATGAACATCAGAAGACGTTTCGATATATTTATTTGTAATATCAGTAGCAGTTAACTCATGAGACACGTACGCACGATAAGTAGCATCAGAATGAAATTCCTGAAAATACTGTATTGCTTCATCAACCCTATCTTCAAGCTGATCTTCGTCGACGTTTACCTCAATAACAGGTTCGCCGAGTCGTCGCTTGCAATAGTCGATAAGCGTGTCTCTTGAGTTAGGGTTAGCCATTAGCTACCTGCTCCAATCACTGTTTTCAGGGTTGTCCCTGCAGTATTTTTAATTAGCAGAGTTGATGCAGAAGCCAACTCATTACTTGAAACTACACCAGCCGCAAGAGTTGTACTAAGAGCTACTGCGCCTGTACCGTCAAAGTTAACACCAGATGCAGTAACATCACCAGTAAGTGAGAAAGCTCTAGCTGTTGCTAATGCAGTAGCAGTGTCCGCATTACCAGTTACGTTACCAGTTACGTTACCACTGAATGTAGCTGTAATAGTACCAGCGTTCAAGTTAGCTAGAGTATATCCTGTTGCGGCAGTGTTAATTACGTTTGGTGGTATCGAACTATCAAATGCTGAATCAACCATATTATTAAACAGATTAAATGATTGATTTGAAGCATCTCTAAAAAGACCTGCGTGACGACGTTGACCGTCGCGGTAGTAATGACCAATAAAACCAATATCAAGTACGTCAGCAACTTCATTATTGTCAGCAAGATGAATCAATGGGTCATTGGTAGTATAAGCAATGGTATTGATAGAAGTTGTGGTACCTGTGACAGTCAGATCACCAGCAACAGTCAATCCTGAGAAAGTAACAGAGTCGGCAGAATTAATTGTAATAGCACCAGTACCAGAGTTATAGCTAACACCGCTACTACCTGAGAACAAGCCTCTAATTGTCGCATCGGAAACACCGGTATATGTAAGCTTACCAAGGGCAGAATCGTAAGCAAAAGAACCATTTCCTCCAGCGTCTACAACATTGATATGACTTCGTGTTCGAGCGGCGGTTGTAAATAAATTAGTTGAACCTTCTAATAAGTTATCAGTACTAATCTGCCCAAGAGATGCTGTTGCAATACCTGAAGAAGCTCCTGCACTATCTTGAATAGAAAGTGTACCACCATCAGCACGTAACTTAACACCACCGAGATGAATTGTACCACCTGATAGATGAATATCTCTAAATTTTAACGATGAAGTACCAATATCATATGCCGAATCTGCGCCCGGTGTAATATGACCATTGACTTCTAACGCCCCTTGGACGTCAAGTCTGTCACTCGATGGGATTTCTCTAATACTTGATCCCGAAATGACTAGTGGAATACGATCTGCCATTTTCTTTTCCTTCTAGTTTCCCTTTGTTCTATTTATACATTAGAGCGAGATAGTTACTTCAGCGCTATCTTTATCTAACAATGTTACTGAGTTACCAAAACCGACAGGCGATCCAGTTGCGATCGATGCGGCTTGAACGATATCAAGTGATACCAATGTCGTTCCAGCACTATCGTCAAAGTCAAGAGTAAGACCAGTTGCAGTCGCTCTTGCTCCAACATAAGCTGAATCGATTAGACTAAATACGAAATCACGTGTTAATAGCGTACCTGATGAGTCAGGTAGTAATAAATTATGACTCGATGTTGGATCAGCGTGGATATATAAATCCCCTGAATCACCTTGGAAATATAATTTTTCATTAACTGCTAGTTCGAAACCACGTTCCGTTATAGCAAACTTTTCTCTATCAAATCCAGCCTGTCTTAAGTGGAACTGAAGTTCACCAGCTTCATCATCTGCAGAAGCATCAGTAATGTGAGCTCTGATAGAAGCATATTCTGTTTCAGAGTCAGCATCATTTCTACCACGAAACTCAATGTAAGCAAGATCGTCAGAATCAGCAGGAGTGCCGCTGTTACGATCAAGAGTTAACCGAGGTCCATTAGTAGCTCCAGAATCTACAAGAATAAATTTAATTTCTGGTGCTGTAATAGTTCTAGCTCTCTCACCGACCCAGCTCGAATCTACAAGTTCACTTCCGTAAGTAAGTGTACCATTAAGTGTAGTATTACCATCAACATCAAGTCCGACGCCATTTAATAACTGTAATTCATTAGATTTTTGTCTACTAACAATCGTAAACGAACCTGCACCCTTGATAGCTGTTTCAATTAAACCATCTTCTGTTCCTTGTGATGCATCAGAAATCTTACCAGTAACCTTGGCGTAGATCTCATCTCCACCACCATCATGCTTACCTTTAAACTGAATCTGACCAAGATAGTCACCATCAGCAGGAGTTCCGCTATTACGATAGAGAATCAGTTCTGGTTCAGCCGCTGATCCAGAATCAACTGATTCAACCTGAACACCAGTAGATGTTGTTCTAAACTTATTAACTTTGTTGTAAGTAAGAATCGTATCAGTCAACGGATTGATTGTAGCGGCTACGTTCAGACTAGCGTCAGTGAGGAAAACCGTATCACCACCAAGAACCAAGGCACCACCAGATGTGGTATAGTACGAGTTATTACTATTGTGATAGATTTGACCTTCTTCGCCAGTACCCACACTAATTCTGTTACCAACACCGTCGTTTAATACGATCTTACCGCCGTTGACGGTCATAGTTCCACCAAGTGATGTGGTGGCTAATGTCGTATTAGCAAAGTTTGAAGAATCGCCGCTTAAACCATTTATGTGCGCAAGCTTTGCATCAAGTCGAGTAGTGTGTATGGAA